CCGAGGCAACAGCGGAGGGGCGCGGGGGGGGGGGGCGGTCGCGGGGGCCGGTTCCGGCTCCGGCGTTTCGATTTCCGGCGGCATGGGTGGCTGAGCCTTGCAGCGCTTTGCCGTTGCTTTTTGTTCCATTTTCTTCCGGTCTCCACCTTTTGGCCGCTTCATGCCGTTTTTGCGCCGCCACGTTGCAAACGCACATACGCCAATGCCCAACATCTCCGCGATGTCAAGGTCAGACTTGCCCTCCGCAAACAGCTCCCGAGCCCGGATCTCGTCAAAGAGAATGTCATGGGCGCGCAAAGGCCGCTGATTGACAGATGGAGGATCCGGCACGTCGCAGCCCAGCTCCCGGAGCTTTGCGGCCATTGCCGCCGGTGTGGTGACATTCAGCTCCGCCAGGATCTTGATCTGGGCTTTTTGATCTTTCGCAGTGTTGTAGCTGACGCGGATCTCATCGTCACACATCGAAAACTTCATCGTTTATCCCTCCCCCTTGACTCGCAGATCTTAGCCATCCGGTTTTTGGTAGCCTTCAGGTCTGCTTTCTCACGTTTTTCTGCCTTCATTGCCTCGCTCCACTCCGCCAAGGCCTCCTGATACGCGGCCCAGTCCGGGCACACCACTGAGTCGTGGCAGTTTGGGATGGCGGAGCGCTTGGGGCAGTTCCTCCCGCATGGCGGCTTCGGCTTCATCGAATAACCACCGCCAGCAGGATCACTGCCAGCATCCAGAGCGCCATCGTCGCCCGGTACAGCGCCCGCTGGCGCCGCTCCCGGCCTGTGTAGGGCATCTTACGCATCGCAGTCCCTCCTGCGTACACAGGCGACAACGTCGTCGAAGGTGTCCGGGAGATCGTCGCCGGTGACGTCCACCCGGCGTGTGTAGCCGTCCTGGTGGCGGATGATGACGACCTCGTCGCTCTCGTGCTGGTGATACTCCAGGGCCGCGATCTGCGGATACATGGTGGAGATCAGACGACCCAACTGCTTGACAAAGGTCTTTTTCGTCTCAAAATCGGTGTAACTCATAGAGGCTCCTTTCGTGGCCCCAGGGTCCGGCGGGCAGCGCCGGGGAAGAGCGCCGGGAGCGAACCGGCGGAACGGCGGAGGGTAAGCCGCACCGACGCCGTCCGCCGGACCCTGGGGGTATCATGATATCAATTCGGTTCGGCCGGGAAGTCAAAGCCCATAAGCTCCATGGAGGCCGCAAAGGCATTGAGCTCGGCCAGGATCTCCGGGTCCGTGGTGGTCACGATCTGCCCGCACAGTGGGCAGCGGTCGCCGGTCTTAATCTGCTGCATCGCTCGGTACCTCCTTTTTGGGCTTTTCGGGGTCATCTGGCAGGCGCATCCACCAGGACGGTTCCATCTCAACCAGCACTCTGGTGCGCTCAAATTCCCAGACATGACCGTTCCAACGAAGGAACATATGCTTGTATGCATCGGAATCATCCACGTCCATCAGGACGGCAAATCGCCCAGGTTCCGCCGGGTTAGTGCCGCCGGGCATCCAGCCGGCGATACAGAGCTGGCCCTCCGGCTGCGCGGCCTTCGGCGTCGGATCATCGGTCCGGCACAGCAGGTAGTCTACGGACACACCCAGGTAATCGGCAGCCTTGCAAAGGTTTTCCGCCTCCCGCAGCCAGTAGTTATACCCATACGGCAAGTTCGTGTCCTTCTTGATGCCCAGTCCGGACTCCAGCTTGGCGTACTTCTTAGCGTCGGAGTCATCGCAGCTGTAATACATGCCCATGTGCTTGTACCAGTTCTTGACGGACTTTCCGGCGGCCGCACGGGCTGCGGCAAAGCGCGCCCAGAGGGCGGTGATCCGCTCCACGGTTGGCCGGTCCTTTTCGGCCTGCGCATCGGCCTCCTGCTTCTTTTGGGCCTTGGCATCTGCCTTCAGCTTTTTGATTTTCTCGGCCAGTTTGGGACAGGCCAGCTTGCAGGAAGCCAGTCGGGAGCATTTGTCGCAACAGCCGCCGCTTGCGCAGGGTGTGCTGCTGTACTGATTCTTGCAGACATACTCCAGCATCCGGTCCTTATTCTCGCACGGACCGCCTCCGGCTGTTTTCCTGCAGCTCAGCTGGTTCAGCTTCCGGATGTGGGGGATGGCGTCCTTAACGGTGTGCTCCGACCAGGATTTTGGTTTCTGCCAGTAGTCCGAAAAACCGCGGTACACGATAAACTGATCCTGAATCTCCACAGGCTGCTGGGCCAGCGCATAGGCCACGCTCTCATTCAAGTCGCCCTTATCCCACGCCTTGGACAACTTCGGCGTCAGGTTCTCCCGGATCACCTTCAGGCGGGCCAGCTTGGACTTGGAGACCTTGCAGGCCTCGGCCACGTGGTCCCGCATCCGGCCGGGGAACTCCAGGCCCTCCTCCTGCAGCTGGTACAGGAGGGCTTCGACTCGCTCTGCCTGCTGGGCAATATCGGCATTGGACATCCGGCGGGTGTCGCTGTTGGCGTAGATCAGGCGCAGCTCCCGCAGAGCCGGGGATGCTTCGTCTCGCTCCACAATGCAGGGCACCTGCTGCCACCGCGCCGGGTCCTCCTTGGCAAGTTCCATCAGCGCCGCCCGGCGCCGGTGGCCGGAGACCACCGTGTAATGGCCATTCTCTCCGGATCGTACCCGGATAGGCTGCTGGAGACCGCAGAACTGGATGTTGGCGGCCAATTCCTCCACACCCTCCAGACTGTAAAAGTTGCCCGGGTCCGCATCCAGCAGGTTGATGTCGATGTACGTGATCTGCTCCGGGCCGGTGCCCGAATCGGGCACATTGGCCGTCTGCAGCGTCTTGGCGAAGCTGCTGATATCAAACGTTTTTCCCATGATCAGCCCTCCTTCCCGATGTACTCCGCGACCCACTTGCGGTAGTCTTGGCTGGCGGCGCTGCCGGGGCTGTACTGGACAATGGGCTGGCGGTCGAAGGTGCTCTCCGGCACCTTGTCCGTCCGGCGGATCGTCTGCTGGAACACCGGCACGCCCATGGAGCGGAGCAGCTGCTCGCCCTGGCGGACCACGTCGCTGTTGTGCCACTGGGTGATCAGCACGCCGGCGATGCGCACGCCCTGGTTGGCCCGGCGCAGATTGCTGATCTGCTGCGCCATGTCCTGGGTACCGGCAAAGGAAAAGCCGTCCACCAGCATGGGGATCACCACCTCATCGGCGGCCATCAGAGCGCCAACGCTGGCCGTGGTAAAGCCCGGAGGGCAGTCGAAGATAAAGAAGTCTGCGCCGTCGTCCTCCCGGGCGCAGTCCACGAAATTCCGCACATTCTCGGGAGCGCTGACGCCATCCTTGATGGCGTCGAGGTCCAGGTTGTACAGATCCGGAGAGCCGGGGATCAGGTTCAGGCCCGGCTCCAGCGGCACCAGGTTGTCCTCCCAGACCGGCTCACCGTCACCCATCAGCAGGCTTGCCATGCTGTAATTGACCGCCGGGTCAAACTCCGGCAGGTAAAACCGGGTCAGATTCATCTGTCCGTCGCAGTCTGCCAGGATCACCCGCTTATGGTTTTGGCGGACCAGGATGTCCGCCAGATTGATGGCGGTGACGGTTTTGCCGACACCGCCCTTGTTGTTCATGATAGCGATTGCTCTCATACTTCACCTTTCCCCTTTATCGCTCAAGTCTTGAGTTTTTTCGTGTAATCGAAATGCGGTTTCCGCTGCGGAAGATCCGCCTGCGGCTCCAGAGGGAACCACCTCGCCTCCCGCCACCGCTCCCCAGTGACCAAGCTGAGAAACTCCTCAACGTAGTACCGCCTTGCTGGGTGGGTATACACCACCCTGCTGGTCAGCAGACAAACGTGCTCAATATCTGCGGTTTCGTCCTGGGCCACATCCAGGTTCAATTTCTTTTTGCGTTTCATGTTTTCTTTTCCTCCGGGAAAACCTCGTCAATGTCACCGCGATCCTCCACAAGCTCCATCTGGACGCCGCGTCCCTCCCAGCCGTAAGCCCGCTTAGGGTCCCCGGTCTGATCCTGAAAGAAACGACGGGACTTCTTGTCGAAGTCAAGCCACTGGTGTCTGTGGGAGCCGTAGTCCCGGTTCTTCAGGATCTGCAGCAGAGGTTTTTCCTTGCCGTCCGTCTGGTGAGTGGTAAGGAAAAACACGTTGTCCGCCCGGTTGGTGATGTCTCCGGAACCGCTGACATCGTCTGAGGAGATTTTCGCGTTATTGTCACTGGTAGATTTCCGAGGGTGCACCACCAGATGGGTGTGGACACCCCGGCGCTTGGAGAAGGTTACCAGCATTTGCGTGAATTTCGACTGCACACGGTTGAAGTCCCGCTCTGTGGAACTGTCGAAATCTACAGACATGATATTATCCACAAGAAAAACATCTGCGTTGTAACGCATATGCGCATATTCAAACTGCCGCAGAATGGTCTCGGGATCGTGCCGGGTGTTGCGCTCCAGATCAAACAGCCAGAATCGCTCGTTGAGCCACTCGGAGATCTGCTTGTCCGCCAGAGCGTCTGCGGATGCCAGCTTTTTCCCGGTGGCCTGATCCGTTATGTACCGGATGTGCTCAGGCCCAGCCGCTTGCAGATAGGTCCATTCTCGGAACTGCTCCTTCGGCAACTCGCCGGAATACGCGCAGACGGTGTGTCCCTGATCCACAGCCTCTAAAAGCATCTGGCTCAGCAGCGTGCTCTTGCCGATGCCTCGCTTGCCGGTCCAAACGGACAACTCCCCGGAGTAAAACCCGCCGATGCTGCTGTCAAGCACGGAAAAACGGGAGAGGGTCCGGGGAATCTTACTCATGTCTCGCCGGGGGACTTCCGCCAGATTCAGCAAGCCATAGGCGGGCAGCTCCTCCGCTCCGGATAGGATATCCGGGAGGTGGGCCGCTCCGTACAGGGCCACATAGTCCTCAACGGTCTTACAGTTCCGCCAGCCGGCATCGGTAACGACGTATATACAGCTGGCCGGGAGCCGGGGGCGCAGCTCCGCCACCATTCGCTCTCGGGCGATGGCGTTGGCGGTGACGATCACCAGATAGGGGAACGCCTCTAAAAACGGACGGCAGCGCACAACATCATCCCATCTGCACCCCAGTCCAAGGCACACAGCATTCTCCCGAATAGCCGCCGCCTCCACAACGGTATCGCAGAACCAGAGACCTTGCGGCTTTTCCGGATCAATAAAAGCCGGTGAGAAAGTCAGATATTGGCTCGCCTGCTGCATAGCTGCTTTAAATTCCATCCGTGTCACCTGCCTCCCGGCTCTCGCCGCCCCGGTCCGATTCAGACCGTCCTGGCAGCTCGTCCTCTTTCAGGGGATAAACTGTCAGCCAGTTTAACTCAACGGCCTTGTTAAGCATGGCGATCTCAATCGCCCGGTCTCCGACTTTCCGCAGACGGCTCAAAATCCTGTTCATGGCCTGCGCAGTCAGAACCGGCTTTTTCATAGCCTCCCGGTTGACCAACAACCCCTCCAGCGCCTCAAAATACTCTGTATCATCCGCCGGGACAAAACTGTGGACTAAGTCCCAAACAAAGCCGGGAGTCTTGGGGGTATGGGGGTTATTACTTTTCTTTTCTTCTTTTATACATTTAAAGGGGGGTGCAGTTTTCTTCACCCCTGGGGTGCAGTTTTTTTCAGGGGTGAAATTTTCTTCACCCCCCTGCGCATCGCCCGGAATCGCTGCCAGAGACCGCCCGATGTAGATCCGCCGACCGGTCCGTACCGTGCCGCTTTTGTCCGGAGGAAGGGGGCCGTTGTCCGTGTGGATGTGCCCCCGCTCCTGAAGCTCTGCCAGCATGGCCTGTACCGTCCGCTCTGAGATCACCCGCACGGAGCCGTCCTCGTCCACAGCCGTCATGTCCTCGATCAGCGTTGCGTTGGTTGCGTAGCAGAAGCCCACCCGGTTGGCCCGCCGCGCGATCCGGGCGTATAGGATCAGCGACCGGGGCCGGAGCCCCGGATCGTCCAAAACCGGGCCGGGGATCCATGCCCCATAGCCGCAGTCATACCTTGCCATATTGCCACCTCGTCTTTCGCTTTTCGATACAGTCCACGATCCACAGCGGGATCGCCGCCACCGTCGCCACGCCGATCAGCATGAAGAACATCGCCCAACCGCTCACAGGAAGGCACCTCCTTCCCGGCAAAAATTAGGGCTTGCGTGTGGCGTGGACCTTGTGCTATAATTGACTTGTTCAAGAGTGGATCGCTCAAGTCCACACGCTTTTTCCCCTGAACGCTCTGAGGTTGCCGCCTCGGGGCGTTCTTTTTTTGCCTTCGGCGGCGCGTCCGACGTGTATTTCACCTGAAGCGCCGCGCCCACGATGCCGTCCAGGTCCCGGCATATGGCGTCGAAGTCCGGTCGCTCTTTCTCGTCGATGATGCCGTCCTCCGCGATGCGAAGCAGCTGCCGGTCCCGGTGGCGCTCCGCAAAGTCCAGCACCCGGTTGATTAGCGTGATTGCCGCCGTTGGGAGACTCTGCACGTTCACCTCCGGCAGCACGCCCAGGACGCCGCCCGCCTGTTTCAGGTGCTCCAGTGCCAGCCACGGCGTTTCGTACAGCTCCGTCATCCGGGCCACCGTCTCGTTGTCCGGTACCCGCGTGCCCTGTTCCCAGGCCTTGACGGTGGTCTCCGAGACCTCCAGCCGCTCTGCGGCCTGTTCCTGAGTCAGACAGCTCTCTTTCCGGGCCGCCTGGTAAATATTCGGTCCGTTTGTCAGCATGGTAAATTCCTCCTTCTTGTGTTATGGTGAACTCAGGCAGCCGGCCGTGGCAATGCGCCCAGCATCGCCGCCAGCTGCTCCGCCGACAGCTTCAGAACCCGCACCAGCTTCCACAGCTCCTCGTCTTTCCACCCTCCGTCGTTCATCCGGCGGCTGATGGCCTGTCGGCTCATGCCCATCCGCAGGCTCAGGGCCGTGTAGTCCTCGATGTCGCAGTCCACCATGGCTTTCTTGATTATCTTGTTCATCACGGCCCGCTGCTGGGCCGGTGTAGGCGTCCCCAGATTTACTCTCGGCATGGTTCATCCTCCTTTCCTCATGCGATGTCCTGTCCGGTCAACTGGCTCATGGTGCAGTCCAGCACGGAAATGATCCGCATGGCCATGGTCAGCCGTAGCTCAATGATGCCCTTTTCGTACCGATCCACGGTGCTCTGATTGACGCCCAGGGCATCCGCCAGTTGCTGCTGGGTCATGCCCTTCTCCTCCCTCAGCTGTCGAATACGGTTCAAACAGCTTCACCTCCTTCTTTCGTGCGATGTCCGGGGGCGTCCATAGCCCAGCAGCTCATCAATGCTGCACTGGAAGATGTCCGCCAGCTTTTTCAGGTTCTCCACGCTGGGATTGCTCTCACCGCTCTCCCAAGCGCTCACGCTGGCCTGCTTCACGCCCATCCGGGCAGCCAGCTCATACTGTCTCATACCTGCGGCCTCCCGCAGCGCTCTGATCGACATAGGTAAAAACTCCTTCCTGCCGCTTGCATACGCGGCGTGGCTGTGATAAAATAGGCTGAAACTATAATTGAATCAGCTGAGGGGACGATTGTGGAAACTGCATGGATTGCTTTTGCCGGTGTAGTCATTGGAACAATTATCAGCATTGTTGGGGGAATCATCACGGCACGGTTGACAATGCGTGCTCAAATCAAAGCCGCTGCGTTAAACACGTTTTTAGCTGCTCGGTTAAAAGCGTATAGGGACTACGAGATTGCGTCCGAACGATTGTCCAATGAGCGAAGTCATGAAGCAATGGCAGCATTTTATCGGGCCGTCAATACGGCGGCTCTTGTCGCCAGTGACGAGACGATTCGGGCACTCAGCGACGTTCAGGAAGTTATACGGGGCTACGAATCAAGCGAGGAAAAGCTTGACTTAAAGATTCTCAGAGAAAAGCAAGCTGTTCTCACTGTTTCCATGCACTACGATCTTCTTACCTACCCAGTCCCTTCTCCCGCAACTCCGAAAAGTCCTCGCATTTTGCGTGCACTGAGCAACCGACTAAGGTTCTCTCACTGCAAAACAGCTGAAGGTACTGATATCGAATGACAGCGTGTTCACATTGCAAACACCGTTGACTTCTGCAAGGCTCAATGCCCGGGTAATCCGCCCGCATGGCGGTGATTTTTTCAAGCTGTTTTCTCAAATCCTTGCATGTTGATTTCAGTTGCAAATTTTCGTTTTCAAGCTCCCGGCAGCGCCGGAACACCGTGAAAGGGCTTCGCATTCCTCGCGCCTCCTTTCTTTTTTTACTTGGTTTGTTAGGTTTTGACTGTTTAGCTTGTGGCTATATCTTAAATCGCAATTTCATAAATTTCAAGGTCAAAATCGCAATTTACTAATTTTTGTAGCCTTTCACAATTTACGTTATTGCGATTGTGCATTTTGTTGGGGGTGATTCCAATGGATTCAGTGGACCGTCTTTTTGCCCTGGTGGATGAAAAATACAAGGAGCAGAAGGACTTTGCCGCCGAAATTGGCGTCACTCCGTCAATCGTCAGCCAGTGGCGTAAACGCATATCAAAATCTTTTGTAAAGTGCTTGCCACAAATCACGGCAGCGTTGGGAACCACGGCGGAGTACATTTTGACCGGGCAAGAAGAAAAAAGCCCGGCTCCCGAAGGAGCCGGACTGACGCAGGAATTTGCCCGGATTTTTGACCAGCTATCTCCGCAGGCTCAGAATGAGATCATTGCGGAGATGCTAAAGCGGAGACGGCAAGAGCCATGATCTCCGCTTGATCCGCGGGGGACAGAGATGCAAACAGGTCCAGCGCGTAGGCGGTGTCCGATTCGGACACGGGGCGAGTGGGCTGATTGCTCATAAGTACCTCCAATCTTATTCCCAAGGCCAAAAGCTGCGGCCTTAATACTATCCAAGATAGCGGACTGATGGAAGTTCAGTTAAATAAAAACACCTGCACGGAGTGCGGAGGATAAACCATGATATGGGTTGCAATTGTCTTTCTGACTGCGTTTGCCATATTGGGCTATAAAGCTAAGAGTTTGGATGAAGAAAAAGATACCAATTTGCCTACCGAACAGGCCTCGCAACAAATTGACGTTCTCACAAATAACGCGATGTCCAAGATGCTGTCCTGTGCGTATACGAAACCGTATGTCATTGTTGATGTTGAGACAACAGGCCTGAACCCATCAAGTGATAGAATTATACAGATTTCGGCAATCAAATTCGACGCATCAGGGAATATGACGGATACTTTCGACACCTACATAAACCCAGATATCCACATACCTGCGAGAGCTTCAAGCATCAATCATATTACCGATAGAATGGTGGCGAGTGCCCCGCGTGCGGCAGATATTAGGGACGGATTCCTTGACTTCTTGGGCAACTCGCTTATTGTCGGCTATAATACAATTTTCGACCTGAAATTCTTGAACGCCGAATTTCCAGATGCCTTTGTTGGGCGCGAGTATGTCGATGTTCTGAAAATTGCCCGGGAAAGCCTGTCGCTCGACAATTACCGGCTTGAAACTGTCGCACGAGCAGTCGGACACATGTCTTCCTCATATCACAACTCGCTCTATGACTGTGCGGCAACCGCTGAGGTGCTACGGTGCATTAGGGTAGATTTGTCTGAGTGGACGGAAATCTTTTCAGTGCGAAAACCACGAGAACGGATTGAGCCCTATTATGACGCATCTTTTTACAAAGGACTAAATCTCTATAACGAGGGTGAGCAAGCGAGACTTGAAGGTGACTTTGAAAAGGCACTTCAAATGTTTAGGAATGCGTTGGATTCCGGATATAATATACCTGCTGTCTATTATTCTTACGCGATGGTATATCGAAAGCAAAAGAACTATCAAAAGGAGATTGATATTCTTGACGAAGGGATTCGGTCTCTTGGTGATTCAGCGGCCCAAGATTTGAAGTACCGTAAGACACGAGCTGCGCAACTGCTCCAATCGCAGGAAGTCCGGCAAGTGGAAGAATGTCTCCGGGCCCAGAGAAAAGCAGAACGCGAGATGAAAAAGAAACTTGAGGCAGAGGCCAAGGCAATGCGGCAAACAACAAACGGTGCTCGCCCTGTATTACAGCTAACAGATAGCGGAATCTTACTCAATCGCTTTGAATCTGTTGCTTTGGCCGCACGAAACACAGGAGTCAGCACGAAAAGTATTCGCTGTGCTGCGAATGGGACACAAAAACATGCTGGAGGGTACTGCTGGAGATATGAAGACGCTCCGGTACAAGAATAAAAACCGCCCCAGCGGACGGCTTGACAAACTCATATTTGGCGGTTATACTGAAAATAGAAAAGGGCGCTGCCGGTAGACGGTCAGCCCCCATAGCTTAATTACTCAAAAAGAAGTAACCGCTGGTTGAGGAGCCGGGCGGTTACTTCTTTTTATTGGCCGCAATAAAGAGGCCGATAATGCCAACGACTAAGATGCCGGTCTGGATGAGATCGGAATATGTAACCATTGGGCAGCCCCCCTTTCATAAGATCAGGGGGCAAGAAGCTGCCCCCTGTCCGGGAGCCAACCGCCTACCGTTACTGGCAGTGCCAGATATAACCATAGCATACCTGTCGAAAAAACGCAATAAAAACCGCCCCTTTGACAGGGGGGAACACCAACAATCGTATCAACTTGACAAATCCATATTTGGCGGTTATACTGAAAATAGAAAAGGGCGCTGCCGGTAGACGGTCAGCCCTTTATAAGTGCTTTGAAGTGATCGCCGTACTTGTCAGGGTGCCGGCGGTCACTTCTTTTTGTATACCTGAATGAACAGGCCGCAAATACCAACGATGAGAATACAAAACTGGAACAAGTCCGAGTATGTAACCATTGGGCAGCCCCCCTTTCGTAAGATCAGAGGGCAAGAAGCTGCCCCCTGTCCGAGGGCCAACCGCCTACCGTTACTGGCAGTGCCGGATATAACCATAGCACATCTGTCGAAAAAACGCAATAAGAACCGCCCCAGCAGGCGGCTTTTCTATTAAACAGGAACCAAACAAACGTTTTGTGGTGAGGAGGGATGCCCTTGAAAACACCAAAGCCACGGAAGCTGCCATCCGGGAATTGGTTTATCCAGCTCCGCCTCGGCGGCGAGAGCATCCCCGTCACTGCCTCAACCGCTAAAGACTGCACCAGGGAGGCGGCCGCCATCAAGGCCGAATGGTTGGCAAGAAAGCGGTTACCTGAAAAGCCGGAGGAGCCGGAACAGGAACCAACGCTGACCGTCTCCATTGACGAATATATCAAGCGCAAGAGCCGCACGTTGTCGCCATCCACCATCCGTGGATACCGGGCCATCCAGAAACACCGCTTCCAAACCGTCATGCAGCGGCCTGTGGACAGCATCCAGGACAGCGAGTGGCAGGGCCTCATCAACGCAGAGATGGCCCTGGCCAGTCCTAAAACCGTTGTCAACGCATTTAAGTTCCTGCGCACGGTCATCCGCCAGCAGACAGGGCACGAGATCCCCATGAATGGACTCACACTCCCATCGGTTCCTCCGGCGGATACGGCCTTTCTGACAGCCGATGAGATTCCGCAGTTCGTGGATGCCATCAAAGGCAGCCGCGTGGCTGTGGCGGCGCTCCTGGCGCTGTCCTCGCTGCGGATCTCGGAGATCTCCGCGCTCAAATGGGAAAACATCCCGAAAAATCCGACGTTTATCAAAGTCTCCGGTGCAGTCGTTCGTGGTTACGATACTGCCTGGGTGCGAAAGAAACAAAACAAGAACCGAACCAGCACCCGCAGCGTCCCTATCCTCATCCCAGAGCTCTCAGAGGCCATTGAGCGCCTGCGTAAGCCGTCCGGTCCGATTATGGACTATGACCAGGACACGCTGCGAGTGGAGGTCCACAAGGCCTGCCAGAGGGCAAAGATTACGGATGTGACCGTGCATGGGCTTCGGCACAGCTTTGCCTCTTTGGCATATCACCTGCAGGTGCCGGAAAAGATCGCCATGGAGATCGGCGGCTGGTCCGATCCGGGGACCATGCACAAGATCTACACCCACATCGCGCAGAGCGATATCACCCGATATCAGACTGCCATGGCGGATTTCTATTCCAAGAAAAGGGAAGTAAACGCTAACGAAAATGCTAATGACAAGGAATAGACGTTGAAAAATCAACACCTTTGACCGTTCCGTGTCGGGTTCGAGTCCCACCACCGGCACCAAATAGAAACACCATCCGTCAGGGTGGTGTTCCTTTTTTGCTATGCAAAGCGTAGCAAAATAAGAAATGTGCCACTTCCTCGCCCCTGCGGGGCAACCGGAAATGGTGCACGAAAACTTCATGCACATTTCGTTTGCGGTATGCGCTGTCCGTATGCGGCAGATCTTATGGGAAAACAGGAGGAAACCGCAGCGGTCAAGGTGGCCCATGGAATTCTGTATAGATATTTTTCGCCAATATGTGTATAGTATAAAGACATATGATGCGCTCTGTTCTGCACCGCAGAATGGACGAACACAGGAAAGGTAACGTAATTTATGAATCGGAACAAACATCTGTTAGCGATCCTTGCGGCTGTCAGCCTCATCCTTGCCTCCCTTGCCGGCTGCGGCGGAAAAACAGAGCCGGACGTCCCACAGCCGACGCAGGAACCTATCGAATACGCCAATCTGACGGACGAGGATTCCCGTGCTCTGCTCTCCCGGCTGCTTGAGAACGCGGGCATAGACGAGATCCGGATCCGCGGCCTTTTTGACCGGGTGGACCAGTTCAACGCCAGTGTTAAGAGTGAATGGCTGACGAACGGCTTTGAGCGCGCTGTCCCCACCGACACCAAGTACGATCCCTATGAGATGCAGGATCTGTGGGCGGAGAAAAACGGCAGCTTCCCCGGCTATAACTGCCGCATTACGGCATTCAGCCTGTTCGGTGAGTTCGTCACCGTCGGAGCGGATCAGCCGAAAACTCAGGGAGAGGATACGCTTTTTCTGGATTTGGAAACGCTGACCGAAGATCCCGCCGTTCTCTGCGGAGACAGCACTGCCAAATTCTGCGCGCTGTTTGCGCCGGTGCCCGCCGCAGACAGTACGGATGTGGACGAGCAGGCCCAGACGCTTCAGGCGGGCTGGGCCGCCCGGGGCGTCGCATTCTCGGACAGCCACGCCCGGCTGATCTCCGTTGTCCTGCATGACAGGTTCTCGGACACGGAGAATACGCTGTTTGTGGGGCATGTTGGGGTGCTGCTGCCTGTGGAGGACGGGAGCTTCTGTCTGATCGAGAAGGTTGCTTTTCAGGAACCGTACCGGCTGGTAAAGTTACAAAATCGGGCGGAACTGCGCGATTATCTGATGGCAAAGTACGATACCTCCTGGGGACAGGATACCACCCGGCCCTTCATCATGGAAAATGACAGCCTGATGGCGGAGTGA